AAGATTTTCTTGGCATCCTGATACACTTGATCCTCCTTACAATTATGAATTTGGAACTAATTATTATCGTGAAGGGGGTCCAGTATATAAAGTTGATAAAGCTGTAGATACGAAATATGTTAAAGATTTTATTGTAAGATATAAGGAAAATAGAAACAATTTTACTATCTTACTGCCTGTTGAATCTTTTCAATTTGATTGGAATCCACATCCAAAAGATCCACCTTACATTTATATATTTGGTAATCAGCACTGGCCGGCTAATATTATGCCAACAATCAAATATTGTGCACCGCATGCAACTGAAGTAAAATATTTAGATGAACCGTATGCTCTTCTTGCACCTCAGTATGATAACTGGAATAAGCTAATATCATTACCGTTTGACTTTGATTATTCTTGGTGCCCGGATCCAGGGGACCCACCTTACATATATCAATTTGGTAATCAGTGGTATCCTGCAGAAGTAATGCCAACAATAGAATATTGCGTTCCTGGTGCTACAGAAATAAAATACGTAGATACTCCCCATGCCAAGCTACTTCCTGTAATGGACAGATGGAATGTTCCTGAAGAAGTTGATAGTGCTAACATAGATTTTTCTTGGACCCCACATCCCAAAGACGATCCTTATATACATCATTTTGGGTCAGACTATCAAATTAGCACAGGGCTGACATATACAGTACCTGGTGCCACTGAACCAAAGTTTGAAGGCGAACCACCAAAACTTGTTATAGACAAAGCCTCTATGGCAATAGTTGATATATTTTTTGTAGACAGGAATAACACTTTTTCACAGGATAGATATAATAAACTTAAAGACAAGTACCCTAATATACAAAAAATAAGATATGCCAACAGTATGTTGGAAACTATTAAGCGTTGTGTAACTAGAGCTCGAACAAGAAAGTTTTGGGTTGTTAGCAGTCTAAACATATACGATGATTTTGATTTTGCTTGGCATGCTGAACCTTGGCAAAATTATATGACTCACGTATTTCCTAGTCAATGGAACAAATGGTCTGACACGTTTTTAATTAACAAATATGAATTTGAACGACATAGCAAGTGGGCTAAAGGTATAGAAGAATTTCCAAACTTAAATTTTGTTCAAAATCAAACTGTGCGATCCGCCAGTGATGGAAGTAACATTTACTATGTTGATCATGGCAATGAAACAGATCGGTTAAGCGTATTGCAAGATAGGTTTAGAAAAATAAAAACAACTAGATTTGTTGATAACTATCTTGATACTTTCAAGCGTATTATGGCAACTGCTGAGACAGAATACGTTTGGATTATTAATAGCATTTGCAATTACGATTACTTTGATTTTACCTGGCATCCTGAAGCATGGCAGTCAGAAATGATTCATGTGTTCCCTAGTGGCTCACAAAAGCGAGGTGACACATTCTACATACATGTCGAATCGTTTAAAAAACAAATGTATGAGTTAGAGTTACTTGATTGGTTTAATGTGATTAACTATTGCGAGGATCAGAGAGTATATAGATATAAAGAACCTATTATTTTTTATGAAGGTGACACAATAGTAGATGTTGTTAAAAATGCCACTTTTACTTTTCCTTACATTTCATTTATTAATAAAAACGAGCCAGTAGAACATGAAACTAATCCGTGCTTGTGGTCTGCCAAAGATCGCTGTGTAATACCTCTTACAACAAATGGAGCATCGTCTTTAGTTCCCCGCGAGGTGAAAGCAGCAATAGAAACACAAATTTATGATTATCCTTATATTCTAAAAGATATCCCTACTCTTCCAGCTAATCGTCCTTTGGACATAATTTTTATCAGTAACGGTGAGCCCGACGAAGAACTAATGTTTCATCACACTGAGTATATGACCAATAGTGATGTAAAATGGATACGTGGAGTCAACGGGCGTGTAGCGGCATACCAGGCAGCAGCTCTTGCAAGTGAAACTCCTTGGTTTTTCGCTGTATTTGCAAAACTAGAAGTAGTAGGCAATTCATTTCCGTGGTACAATTGGCAACCAGATTATTGGCAACAACCAAAACACTATATTTTTAATGCTCACAATCCTGTAAATGGATTAGAGTATGGTCATCAAGGAATGATTGCATATAACAAGAAACTAGTGTTAGAGAATAACGATCCAGGTATTGACTTTACATTAAGTCAACCGCATGAGTCTGTACCTTTGTTAAGTGGTACTGCAAGATTTAATCAAGATCCATGGACCACTTGGCGTACAGCATTTAGAGAAGTAGTCAAGCTTAAACACTTTATGTCAACGCAACCTACACTAGAAACTGAACATAGATTGGATACTTGGTTAACAGTTGCTAAAGGTGATTATGCAGAATGGTGTTTACGTGGTAGTCAAGACGCTGTTGATTATTATCAAGAGGTTAATGGTGATTACACGAAGTTAATGCTGAGCTTTGAATGGGCGTGGCTAAAAGATCGATTTAATAAGACAAATAATTCTTAACTTGTTCTGCTATAGTTTCAACTTCTATGTCAGAAAGCTCAGGGTATATAGGTAAACTTACACATTCTCTAGTAAATGCAGAAGTTTCTGTGTATAGATCCTTGCTGTAGTCTATATAATTAAACCCGACACCAAGATCATAAAGTGCATGTTCGTAATGAATTTTAGTCTCTATTCCTACTAAAGATAGTCGATGCATTAAACTATTTCTATTATTGGTTCGAATCACAAACTTATGCCATGCATGAGTTACATCTTTTCCTGGCAACAAGATATCGCAATATTGATACAGTCTATCAATATAGTAATTGGCGATTTCTGTTCTACGCCGTTGCCAAGCATCAAAATGATTTAGTTTGACTAACATTTGAGCGCAGTCTGCTTCGCTCATTTTACTATTAGTTCCGGGAGTGTCGTGAATTATTTTTCCATTGTCTCTGAGATTTCTACAACGGTCATACAAGTAAAAGTCATCTGTTAAAATCATTCCACCTGATCCATAATTGTTTAAATTTTTAGTTGGATCAAAACTTAATATACTGATATCACCCATCTTGCCGCTAGGTATATTTTTATATGCAGCCCCAAAACTTTGTGCAGCATCTTCTATAATAACTAAATCTTCGTTGAAAAATTTAGTTTGCATTTGAAATCTATCCCAATCAATGCAGTTACCAAATAAATTAACAAACATTACAGCACCAACACTGGCATCTAGTTTGTATTCAAATGAATCAAGATCAATTAAGCCCTTATGATCAATATCACAAAACACTGGAGTAAAGTCGTTCATTAATACGCTATTAATTGTAGCAACAAAACTCACAGTGGGTATCAAAATAGAATATGGAGGGCGATTCATTGCTGCATATTGAGCAAATATAAGTGCTTGAGTGCCCGAGTTAACAGCTAGTGCATAATCTCTATGACATAACCGTGCGATTCTATTTTCAAATTCTGTAGTGTAAGCGCCATCTAAAACCTTGCCTGTTGAATATACTCTATCGGTGACATCTAGGATTTCTTCACGTAGATTTTTATATTGTCTATCTACGCCAAAGAAAGGAATTACTTGCATAATTTTTGTTGCCAGTAACTTGAAGACTGGAACCAATTGTAATATTTGAAAAATCCTTCTTCAACATTAACTGTTGGTTTATAATTGAAATCTTTAACGGCTCGATCGATGTTTAGCCGACCACGTTTTGGAAAACTTAAATCTCGATCTTGTATTTCTAAACTACCTTTGCCGGCAATAGAAATTGCTAGTTCTGCTGCTTCTTTAAGAGTATACTGTCTTTCTGCACTACGTGTAATATTGTAAATTTGATTTGCGGCATTTTTGTTTAAAGTCGCTTGAACTATACCTCGGGCCGCATCTTCAACGTAGGTAAAGTCTAGTACCTCATTAGCGCCTTTGACCTTTAAAACTTCACCTCGCATGGCACCTAACATAAATTTAGATACAACACGATCCTCAACATCAAGTTCACCGTACACAGCACTTGGTCGAATAATAACATATTCAAACCCATATTGTCGAGCATAATCCTCGACTAGTTTTTCGCCCATGTACTTCATAATACCGTATTGACCAATTGGACTACAAACAGCATCTTCAGTGACGTCTGATTCAAAGTCACCATAAACCATACTTGAACTTATGTATACAAAACGTTTGATTGTATGAAAACGAGCAGCTTCCAAAAGATTAATTAGACCAGTGGCCATAACTTCACTTGCTACAACAGGATTTTGACTAACTACCTTTTGTCTTGGAAAACTGGCCAAATGAACAATTGTGTCACAATTAAAAATTTTCACTCTACTTTTAATATCATCTTTGCTCCTGATATCGGCCACTAAAGGTGTAGATCTAAATCTTTTAAGTCTTTCTTGTAACAAATAATCCAACTCATCTTGCGGAACAAACCCATATGTAGTTCTGTTGTCTATTCCAAAACATTCAATACCCTGTTGTTCAAGGAGTTTAACAACATTGTGTCCAATAAAGCCAGCAGCGCCTGTGATAAAAATTCTCATCGATATTTTAATGTAAAGTAAGTAGAGTCTTCTTCTGATAATTCGCCATATATGGTTACTTTATAACCAAAGCTATTTTGGTCTACCATAATTCTATAGGTAGGTGATGCACAATGTTGCATTACCCATTGTCCTATTTCTGTCTTTTGCCATTCAGATAATGGTCCAGCTGCACAGATTGTCGGATCTTCTACATCTCCTAACGTAAGTTCATGAAAGATCATTTTTTAAATATTTCATTAAAGTTTGTTTTCCTTATACTGTCTAAAAGTTTCAAATATTCAAAGAAAATTGGTCTATGCTCACTATCAAATTGATATTCTTTGTCTATTAATTTAATAACGGCTTTTATGACTTCAATATAATTTTCTTTGAATGGGTGATCGTCTAATAAAATTCTATTCTCTAAGTCTGTTAATTCATTTTTCCAAGAGTGCATTTCTTCGGGCGTAAGCGTGTTTATCCTCATATGCCTGTACCCATTGTTTACGCTAAAGTGTAATTTTAAATTGTGCTGATAAACAAATTCTATAATATTTTTTAACGTATAGAAAGATGTATGCTGAATTACTGTTGCAACTGCAATGTTAAATTTTTTGTCGAGAGTGTTTTTTAAATCAAAAATATTTTGTTGTAAAATGTTCCAATCGCTACCAAATCTAACATAGTCATTTTGCGATCCTATTCCGTCAATACTAATCACTATACTCACATGTTTAAATTTATTAAACAAATCTATCCATTTTTTATTAATCAAAGTTCCATTTGTAGTTAATGTCAACACTTTATTTTGAGGAAATTGTATTGAATTTAAAGTATCGTACGCTTCCGGAGTCATTAAAGGTTCGCCTCCGGTGAGATAAATGTTATCTGCCTTGGCAAATTTTTCTGCAAGAAAATCTAAGTAAGTTTGCTGTTTATAAAATAACGATGAAAAATTTTTATCTATCTCATGATTATGCGATGGTCCAAATTTTTCATGATAAAAGTTAAGATATTGTTTAGAATATAATTTATATTCGGCCTCAATTGAGGAACTAGATTGCGAATTACACATTACACATTTAAGATTACACATGTTACCAAAGTGTGCATGCACATACTTACTATCAAACAAATCTTTATCATCAACACAGCCAATTTTGTCATAGACATCGCTATAGAGTTTGTTTAAATGAGTACGTAAACTTGCACTGTTTATATCATCTTTTTGCCAACAGTGAGAGCATCCTTGATGTCTGATGTTGTTTGCAAGATCTACACGTAAGTTGGTTAATAGATTATTCTTCCAATGTTCATAATTAGTAAAATCAACCTCGGGTTCGTTTTCATCAGGAACGTATTCACAACATACCTGTAGCTTGCCTGTTGTGTTTACTTCAACAGCAATATAAGGAGCAACACACTTAGTATCAAAAATAGGAATAAATTTATCCATTAAACAGCCATTTTAGCCTTAATCACACCATGTGATTGATAATCGTGTAATACTATGTCGCGCATAGTAAACTGGGTTATATCTTTAATGTCGGGATTAAGCCATAGTCGTGGAGCAGGTAATGGTTCACGCTTTAGCTGTTCTTTTACCTGTTCTTGATGATCCAGATATATATGTGCATCGCCGAGTACGTGAACAAACTCGCCTACCTGCAGACCACACACATGAGCTATCATGTGTGTTAGTAAACTATAGCTCGCGATGTTAAAGGGAACACCCAAAAACATATCGCAGGATCGCTGATACATCTGGCACGACAATCTTCCATCTGCTACATAAAACTGTGCAAAGCAATGACATGGTGGTAACGCCATTTGATCCAACTCTCCTGGGTTCCAAGCTGTTAATATATGACGTCTACCGTAGGGATCTGTTCGTATACCTTCTATTAAGATTTTCAGTTGATCTATTTCTCGAACTTCGACATCATTACCTTGTCTTCGATATGTAACACCAAAATCATCCTTAAAACTACCGCCAGCTGCTCGAGGTTTAATAGCACGCCAATGGCGCCATTGTACACCGTATACTCGGCCTAGATCGCCTTCGTACTTGGCTTTGGGTTTCCAATACGGTGCTAGAGCGTTTGGTGTCCATATAGTCACTACACCATCTTTAGTACCGTGTGTTATTTCTGCTAATCTACGTTCATCTCCGGATCCTTCAATCATCCAGAGAAGTTCGCCTACTATACTATTCCACGCCAACTTTTTTGTAGTAACAGCTGGAAATCCTTGGCTGAGATCATAACGTTGCTGCATACCAAATCGTGATATGGTACCTACACCCGTACGATCATCTCTGCGTGTACCTGTTTCTAAAACATCACGCAATGCATTTAAGTACTGTTGTTCCATTTATAAAGGTCTAAAAATATCTACATTTTTGTAGATACTAAAGTTTAACATTTTATCTGCGCTAGGTCTACTGCTTGTAATTCTCATGCCAGTCATAAATGCACGAAGATCAATTCTTACGTCAGAAAAGGCAGCTCCTTTTCTATGTGTAATGTAAGCATAATCTATTAGATCTTTACAATCCATTATAATGCTCGGACCACCAATTATAAAAATGTTTTTTTGTGGATATAATACTTGTAACTCTTTAATTTGTTTTTTATAATCTCCGGATAATCTTCTAACTGTAGGAAAATTCAATGGATGATTTGAAATAACACAATTAATTCGATCTGGTAATGGTTTTTTCAGTTTAGGATCATCCCAAGTATTTCTTCCCATTACAACCACTTGATTAACTGTATGTTCTCTAAACCAATCCATGTCTTCTCGATCGATTGGCCAAGGCAACGTGCCACGGTTGCCAAATGTTCCCATTTGGTCAGTAGAAAAAATTGTACAAATCATAAGTTCTTTAAGATTTCATCAGTAGCCGGTTGTACTATTTTTTGTACTGCCGAAACACTGATGTAAAAATCTATGTCCGTGATAATATGATCTAAAGCTTTTAGTTTTTGTTTTATTGTGACCTCAAGTTCGTCGGGGTCATTACCTTCGTCTAAGAGTTCTTTGATATTAATGTCAACGACACTGCCGTCTTTTAAATTAACTGACAAACTGTTTAACATTTGTATCGGAACTTCTTTTTTTTCTACGCTTTTTAAAATTGATTCCCATTGGGACTTGGTATTTAAGTTAAGCCGTTTGCTTTTTGGACGTGGTTTTTTTGGTTGTTCCGACATCTTTTACCTTTGGACTTAGAGTTTCTGCTTCTTGTTTTAGTCTAGCTGCTTCAGCTAAAAGTTGTTGAGCAGTTGCTTCCATTTTTTGTGCCTGTTCTACTCTCTGTGCTGCTAAATCAGAATCATTTAACATACCAGCTAACATTGCTGCTGCACTTGTGTTACCTTGAGCTTCACGTGTTTTCTTTTCGCCTAGCTCTTGAATTTCTGCCTTACGTGGCTGTGTTTTACCAGATATGCCACGATTAGCATCCAAATCTTGTAAACGCTTGAGTGCCTCTTCGCCCTTGGCCATTTCGTCTAGGATGTCGTTGAGTTCGTCTAATCGTACACTTGAAGTTGTTGTTGGAGTAACTAACACTTGATTAGTTGGAACCTTTTTCATTAGTCCATTGACATGTAAACTTTCTAAACAATTTTTACCATCTGCCATAATGGTTCTAAAAAGCACGTCACTAATTTCTGTTGCAGCTTGTCCTTGTGGACTTTCGACTGCTCGCATAACTTCGTCGTGCACCATTCTTGGCAGTAAATCGCTGTAAACAATTAATGCCATGTGCTCTAACTCCGGAATCTTTCTAAATATAATAACGCATCTTTTATCGTTATGTTTTCCTACATGTTTTAACATAAATTCTCCTTGATTAATTCGCTTCTTTAGATTCTTCAGAAATAGCACCTGATGCTTTTAAGAAAGAAAAGAGTTTTTGATAAACTGCACCAACTGCTGACATTTCGTCAACTTTGATTGCTCCGCGTTCAGCAACCATTCTGATTAGATTTAAAACCAAAACTAAATCTTGTAATGAAATGCTTGGCTGTTCGGGTTGAGCCTCGGGTACAGGATTTGATTCAACTTCTTGATCCATAGTTTCTCCTTTGTTATTGTTTATTTAACGGAAAAATTATAGATAAATTTTTTTTAGAAAGTTGAATTTGAATGATTTTGAATTTGATCCAAACAAAGCGAAAACATACTGGCTTCGCCTGGTAGTTCAAATGCAGCACATGCTGTCATTGCTATAGATCCAGATTCAGTGGGATAGTAGATGTCTCCTAGCCAAAAACGACCTTCTAGATTTTCCCATATCCAGTCCGAAATTTGTTTGTATGAATATCTTAATTCAAATTTGACTTGAATAAAATGTGGCGGACAACGTTCTAATTCTCTTAGTCCGTGTACAGTAAGAGGATTAGCTTCTAAGTTACGTAACATTTTTATTGTTATTAGTTTCGTCGGTTACTACAAGAATCTTTTGTTGATCAGCAGAAACACTAGTATCCGGGCGGACAATTCTATTCTTTAGAAATTCGTTAGATTGTTCAATCCAAGTACTTAGGATTTCTCGTTGTCCGGTTACTTCTACAATCTCAGCAGCACGAGTGATATCTTCTAACACGTCTTCAGTTAAAAGTAAACGTTCTTGTAAATCTGCAATAAGTTTTTTAACCTTTTTACTTGCCTTAATTTCTTCAAAGTTGATTGGATCCATGTTTGTCCTTGTTAAATTTCTCGTTGCCAATTGAAGCCAATGTAATATTCCATTAGCTTCTCCATTGCTGCTTTATATTCTTTATTAGCTGAAAGATCCTCTTGTTTATATGCAGGTAATTCTTTGGCAGATTCGAGGTTATCTATATCGCTACAAAGATTCTTATAGTCTTGAATAAGAATATTCTTAAGAATGTTATCTACAGCATCGTTGTTTAGTTCAATTATCATCGCGATCCTTTTGCTGCTTCTTCGTAGTGTGCCCAAATGCCCCATGGTGGTTCGCATCCAGGATTGCCTTTAATAATCCATACAGTTTCGCAGTATTGTTCATCGCCCCAAGAATCATACGGCATGCCATCAGTAAACATAATGAACTTTTTAGGTTCAATGTTTTCTTGTTTCATGAACTGCCAATTGACTTCAAAGTCTGTACCGCCACCGCCTGCAGGTTCGTAATTCTCGATGTCTTCGATATTGTCCGAAGTATAAGTCTTTACATTATAAATTTCAGTATCAAAGCACCATAGCGTGATCTTGTACTCGTCAAATGCTTCCATGATACCTTTAATCTCACCCAAGAACGCTTTACTATCTTCTTCACTGATGGATCCAGACTGGTCCATTGCAATACAGATATCAATCATCTCTCCGGGCTTGAGGCCAGGCATGACTGCCTCTATGTGCCAACCTCTGCGACTGGGTCTAGCCCAAGTATAATCGTTCTTAATAACCGCCGTAATTTGCTGTTGTAGCAGTTCCTTCCACCCAATTACTGGTGCTGTAATGTCCTTTAGTAGACGCTTTACACCCATCGGCAAGTTACCTGCACCCGCAGCCTGTGCAGCACTAATCACAGCGCCTTTGATCTCATCGCGGATAGCCTGCGCTTCCTCTTTACTTAGTCGAGGTTTGCCCGAACCATCTTCGCTGTCGCCGTCACCATCTTCTTCAAGGTGGTCGTCCAACAACATTTTTTCTAACTGACTGATATCTATCTTGTCTGAATTCTCATACAAATAGTCATATACTTCTTCGTAACTCCAACCACGGAACTTGTTATCAAACAAGATTGGCACTACACTTATCTTTTCGCCAATACGCTGTTCTACTAGGTCTTGGTTAACACAGTAGTCGGCAGCGATGTTACTGAGTCGCGGCATACGGTCACCTCGCCGACCCATGTGGTCATAAACCGCATGCAAGATCTCGTGTCCGACCAGGAACTCGAGCTGTTTTAGCGGCATCTTGTTAACAAACTCACTGTTGTAATAAAATTTGCGTCCGTCAGTTGCAGCGGTTCCGCACCACTCGTCCGCATTGGTCAGAGTCATACGGGTAGCTAGCTGTCCAAAGAACGGCGCCTTTAGTAGCAAGCCAATACGAGCAGTAGTAAGTTTTTCACGAGCCGCAGCATCTGTGCGCGGATCCGTTACTGTTACTGCTTTTTGCTTGTCAATCACTGTAGATTCTGCCATTGCTACTCCTTATTGTGTAATACATTATAGCGAATTCTGTATTTACAGTCAATGTAAAAAAGGAGGACTTACGGACTTGGATCCAACCTCCTGCCTCACACGCGATAAAACTTATTTAGAAGAACCCGCAGCGGCTAACACATACTTGCCGTAACGCTGGTGGAACTCGTCGAAGCTCGGCATCTTGCCTGGCACCAATGGAAGGTTATATGTCGTAAGAGCCACTCGAGCACCCATAACAGTAACTTCGGTTGTAAAGTTGTCCATCATAAACCGCAAGAAGTTGTCGGCCATTTTATGGAACTCGGGCACTTTGTCTTTGTTCTTAGTGTAATAGTCTTGCAACTCATAACACATAGACGTAGTAAGCGAATACATAGCCGAAACTTCTTTGGTCTTGAGTTCTTTAACTTTACCTGCCAAGATGTCTTCGGGCTTGGGTAGTGAACCGGCTACTTTGCGATGAGCCATAAACTTGTGTGCAATACCCTCGCCTACGCAGCCTGCAACAAGATCCGTTAGTTCACTTGCCGGCATGTCTGTGTCTTTACAAAAGTCACTAGCAAAGGTCCACGAACGTGGTGTAGCAAAGCTACGACTATTGCTACGTGGATCAAAGTCAAACATGTCACTCTTAGCGAACGACAAGTAACCAACAACATCCGCATGGATCTTGTTCTTAACAGCCCATGTCTGCCACGACTCAAAATCTGGACGGACCTCCAGGTGTACAAAGCGATTAGCAAGCGGACTAGGCATACGATATGTAACACCCTTGTCCGAATCTCTATTACCTGCCGCCACCATAACTACATTGTCTGGCAAATGATACTTGCCAATTCGACGATTCAAAATCAACTGATATGCTGCGGCTTGTACTGCCGGCGCAGCCGAGTTCATCTCATCCAGTAGCAATACTACAATTGGATACTGAGCTGCTAGTTCTTCATCGGGCAAGTCAATGGGCGGTGCCCAATCCATAAGACCCTTGTCTTTGTTGTAGAATGGAATGCCACGCATATCTGTTGGCTCCATCTGCGAAAGACGAAGGTCAATCATGTGACCACCTAGCTCACTAGTAATGTCGGCAATCACTTCACTTTTGCCGACGCCCGGTGGTCCCCATAGGAACATGGGTCGCTTGTGTTTAAACGACCTAAGGATACGACTACGTGCCTCCTCGGGCGTAACCGTACGGGTTTCTGTAACTGCCATTTACAATCTCCTATCTAACGTGTGAAACATTATTATAATGTATAACAGAATAAGCGTCTGTGGCTTTTACACAACAGACGCTCATTTAATTACGCTTGAGCCTTGGCTGCAACATTTGACTCGCACTTGGCAAAGAATGCTGCTACCTTGGCTGCATCACGCTTGTATTGTGCAAACGAAATAACCGGCATGTCATTGGCCTTGCGCTCGCCCATAGCCTCAGCATAGGCTTCACGCAAACCATCTTCGGAACCAGTAGTCTTGTTTTTTGCAGAAGAAACTTTAACAGTCTTTGCCGCCTTAACTTTAACAGCCGCCGACTTAGGCTTGGTGCCGCGAGCTGGCTTGATTGCAGTCATACCCACCTCAGCCAAGTATGCAATAGCAGCATCCTTGTCCATTGCCTTGGGTAATGCAATAATGTTAATCTCAGTGCAACCAAAACGCTCAAGTGCCTTGGCACGATTTGCATCGTTAGCAAATTTGTAAACAACAGCACCGTTTTCTACGCAAGTACCAGCAAAAGTAAAAGTTTTAGACATATATGCTCCTTTAAATTACGGGTTGAATTAACTACACAACACCATTAGTATAGCAAAATGGGTATTTTGAGTCTACCGTTTTTTTCGTTGCTTTTTAGCAACATTTTTAGGTGTTGCTAAAGGTGCAACTTTGGTTGCATTTTTGAGACGATGAAACAAATCTGTTGCTTTTTTAAAATCAAAATTTGGATGCTTGTACATATAGTCTATTTTACGCTCTAAAACTTGCAAAACTTCTAACAAGTCCATTTTTGTTGCAAAATCGCTATCCATTAGTATTTTGTTAACATCATGCTTGTCTAACATATACTCTACCCATTTTGTAGTAGCGGGTATTTTGTAATATTGGACTATTGCTTTATTGCTATTACGAGTTGCATATTTGCTAATGTAAGTACGTGCTAACATATAGCCTCCTTTAACGAAGACTACTATTATATGCAAAACACGATTTATGTGCAACGGTTGTTAAAGTTGCAAGTTGTCAAGATATTGTTGTAAGTTATCTGCATGTAATTTTAATAATACAGATTCTTCTTCACCAAGTAAGTAAACTAAATCCAATTTCTTTATGAAATATGGACAAGTAAGCAGTCGACTCATTTGAATTAGAGTTCGATTTCGTAGTGGTTCTGTTAGCTGTATGTCGTAACAAGTAATTTTACTGTCGTTGACAAATTTGAAACCATTTTTGCTTAATCTTAAGTTACGTGGATCTTTATAGTTCCACCACCAATCCTTGTGATATCTATTGAGATTAGTTATGTCTAGTTTGGCATGTGCCACAAACAGACGAGTATAGTCAATTTGATTATGGGTAGATTTGGTCACCTTGTTTCATTAAGACAACGGTGAATTTGTCGGTTTTAAAAAGAGTGTTAAGTTTTTTGCAAAGATTTATAGCATGGCCCGAATTTGAAAAACTAACTTTTTTGTATTTTGGACCAGGGTAAGCAATTAATATGTTATGTGTTTTTAGGTTAATAGGTTTGTTGTCATAGAAAACTGCCCAAATTCCTTCGCTACTTAAAACTTGATCGCTTTTGTAGTTGGTTTTGTTAACATATTCTAATAAAACTGTAGGTTTAGGTCTACTCATAGTTGAAATCCTGTACTATATATTTATCTTAAAATCTGGGTAGTTTATTAGAAAGCGCCGCCATCTAAGCTGATAGAACTAGCTGATTTTTCAGTGTTATTTTGTGCAGTGGCTATTTCCGAGATATTGTTCAGTAAAGCAAAAATATCAGAATGTAAATTTCTAGCTTCTTCCGCCGACAGAACCAATTGTCGACTGTTAGTCTGATTCATTTGTTTTACTCGGTCGTTAAAGTTTCTTATAGATAAACTAATTGCTTGCATTTTTTATCCTTTGTAATTGTTCCTCGGCCTCTAATTGTGTTTTAAAAGGTCCGTGAAATTTGTAACGATTTAATGTTATATTTTTTGGACAAAATGACAAAGTCCAAGTATCGTTTAAAAAAACTAGATAATAACCGGCACAATAAAGACTTTTACTTTTTAAATTTTTACTATAAATTGGAAGTTTTCGAATTATATCAAATACTTCGTTATAGAATTTTCCTTTTACTGGAAATCCGTATACCAAATTGTTTTCCTTAGATTTTTTAACAACTACATTTGAAAACTTTATGTTTAATTGTTTGGTTAATTGTTTTGTAGTTGAAAAGTACTCTCGTATTTCATCGTGTACGTAAACAAAGCCACCGTTATCTCTAGCCTGTATAGTGGCTATTTTTTGTCCGTGATCTTCAACGACCCAAAATTTATTTTTAATAACTGGTTTAGCGATTGGTTGATTCATTTTTTTGCATAATATGATGTGTTATAATTTTTCCAATTTCTTGACCCAAGTCTTGATCGATGCCAATGATATAGAGGTCATTGTCTTTCATTGAATTATCAATTTCAACGATATATCCTCCGTGCGCCTCGTGTATACCCAACGAAATTTTTTTATTTGGGAACTTTCTATTATGATAAGGTCCGCCTAATTCTATTGTACTAATATCTAATGCTCCTATAGGTGATCCGGTTATACTGTAATTACTCATAGTTTCATTTGCTCCAACATAATTGCCTGTGCTACCTGCGTGGCAAAGTCTTGATCTTCGTGGATCATGTACAATGTACCTTCATGCCGATCAGTTTTAGAATTGTAAATTCTTGTTTCAAGAACATGACCACCTACTGCTCGATACAGACAGAAGTTTAACCCATCTTGTCTAGGAGTATCTCTGTTTGAAACCACTGTTTCTTTTAGCATTACAGGTTCTTCTTGCATTAACCAATTGCGTATAGTTCGTCGTAACCAATTCATTAATAAATCCTTAAATAAAATCTGTAGTTAAAAATGCAACTGTAAAACCAATAATCAAGTATATCATTGCATGTAGGAATTGGTCTATACCAATCCAAATCCAAAAAGCATTAGAATCTACACTCAGTTTAACTGTAGCTCTGCGATGCATAAAATCAAAAATATAGTGCATAACTGAGTCAAACAAAGCAATTATTATGCAAGCCTGTATATTCAAAAAATGCATTAGGATCACATAGGTTAACACACCATGTAATCCTGCATGTTGTATGCCACCAAGTCTACCAAGGTGACCTTTGTCTTTGATCATTCTATCACTTTGCCAGCAGAAGTCTGCCAGAAAGTGTTTAAAAAACAGTAAGGCCAATATCAGCCATGTGATCATTCAGGATACTCCGCTCCTAGGAACTCCGAAAAACTTTGACTTTGCTCACTCAATCTATTCAATTCATACTTGCCGCAGAACTTTAAAAATTGTGCACCTACCATTGGGCGACCTTTTCTAACAGCACCTGTTTTAATTGTGGCTGTAATTTTGGCCTTAATTTCCTCAGGTTGTGCTGTAAGGTCCACTAACACACGATTGCGTTCATAATCTTCAAGTACTCGATGTTCTACACCGTTATGATCTGTCCATCGTTGAAGCATGAGATTGTTCCAATTGAAACCTTTTTTGTCACGATCACTGTATGCTTCTAGTAGTCCAATTTTGTTCTTGCTTCCCTTGGTTCTAACACCCGGATAGGCGGAAAAGATGTTATCTGTCGGATCTCCACGCATACACTTCTCAAACAAGATCCACTGCGGGTCGGGTATGACTTTGGGTAGTTTGGTCTTTTTATCAATTACCAACTTGCCTTTCTTGTCAAGTATGCCCTCTAATGTATGTAGTTCGTCGGCAACACCATTATATTGCTGTACATTCGGCGCCAGTAACTGATAGAAATCGGTATCCGAGGAAATAATAACGTGATTGTCATTGGGGTGTTCGTGTATGAATCCTGCAATGAGATCATCTGCTTCAAGTTCTGGATGTTGAAGAACTGTGCAATTAGTCTTGTCCTGCAAGAATGTCTTAAGGTTATCAAACGCTTCCCAGAATAGTCGATCCTCTTCCTGTTCCGACTCGGTGAGTGCTGCACGAGCAACTGCACGATTCTTTTTGTACGGCTCGTAGTAATCTTTTCGCCAGCTTCGTCCCTCCAAACAGAATACCACATGATCGGCTTTCTGATCCCGCCAAGCCTTATTAACCGAACCGAGGGTAACATGGATAGCAAATCCTAATCTATCCCACGTATCCGATTGGCGGCTGGCTGAATGGCGAGCACGAAAGAATGTGTTTGCGGTGTCTACAATAAGATATCTCATGCATTAATAATAGCATATTATAACAACCTGGTCAACCATGGAAGTAAAAATTCTGCCCATTTCCTATGTGCATCCGGACCAAAATGATAACATTTAGTAGGATCATGTCCTTGTTTAATTAAGTATTCACCATAACTAAAAGTTAATGAATATGGGTGTATGTAATTAAATCCCCAATCTTTGACTATGCTATCAGGATATTTACGGATACCACGCAAGGAAAGATGACAATTAAAAAACAAATGTGGAATATTTTTATTTTTTAAATCTTGATGCAAGGCCCAAATTTTTTCGTGCGCTTCTTTAATTTTTTTTGGCCAATCTATATTAATTACAAAGTTTTTGTAACGATCTTTCCATTTTGCGGGAACATGATCGGTACCAGATGCATTTACTTGATACCAAGTATTGTTTTCTTCGTTATACCATTCCTCTCGTTCCCAAGTACTCCAACCTATTATGATTAAATCAGGTGTAAAGTTTTCTAAATATTCTCTAGTAGTTCTTATTATTCTATCATTGGAACCTGCTGCCCTGGCATGACAGTGTAGTTCTGCTCCTAACTTATCAGCAACTATTTTGCCGTAAGAAACATTTATGTTTTCCGGAGTAGGAGCACATTTAATTTCATCTCGCCATATTGCTAATAAAGTTGGATCAATATTTTTACTGTAATGTGGCCAATTATCTTCTAAAAAACAATCAGGGGACATAGCTTCGCAACCACCGCTATGACTATCGCCATTTACGTACAGAATCATTTTAACTTATTTCCGTTCTACCATTACCTAAATCATTCTTATCTACTCTACGCGGTCTAGAATCAATTGGCTGATTGGCTTCCCACTGCTCAAAATTTTCATTCAAAATATTTCTGCAGATACTTTGAAACCATCTATCTACTATTTCTGCATCTGTGTCGGTTTTCTTTATCATATAACCAGACTTGACTAATTTTGCAATAAAAATTTCGTTCCAATCTAATTCAAATGCCCCGTTGCCTATATCATCTGGATCAAGTTCAACCGCAATCACACTAACATAAGGCTCGCCTGCTTCAGTAGACAGTTCTTTTGGTGTTTTTGGCTTTGCTCTAGATTTTTGACTTTCTGGTTTAGATTCTGTCTTTACTTCTGGTTTCTTTTTGAACCAATCAAACATTATGTGCCCCATTCATTTTTAAACAAAGGTACTTGTAATCTATCACTATATCTTAACCCATGTTTCATTGCTAGATCTGCTACACGTCGATTGTTAAGAGTATAAACACTCTCCACACCTCCCACTGGCATGAGATAGATAGGACCTTTGAAACCTTTATTTCTATATTGATCTCGAGCTTTCAGTGCGTCCTCGACATCTTCTTCTGTTGCAACAACAAACTTAAGGTAAGTGTAGCCAACTTCTTCATATTCGCAAACAACATCCGGGCAAATTGCTTCCTCCCAATTTTCGCCGCTTGCTGGCAATTTAGCACTTACACTAAAAGTAATATCATCTTTATTGCGATTACCGCTTGACCAATTATTCAAGTATTCTTTAAATACTGGATCCAGTTTTTGTGTACCGTTAGTTTCAAAAGTAATTTCTTTCAGCCGTTGCATACGTGGATGATTAAGCAAATCTGGATAAGCACGTTGCCATCCTAACAAAGGCTCACCGCCGGTAATTACCAAGTGTTCGTCTTTCCATTTACCATATGGAAGAATTTGCATAATACGTTCTACAATAGCTTCTGTGGTAAGCATAGGACTTAGATCTTTAAATCTTGGATCCCAGCTTGCATAACTATCACATCCTGTACTTACTAATGGAAGTTCTTCGTATTTTATATATTTGGCAGGATCGACATTATTGGCCTCTTCGCTTAGTTGCCCTCTAGGCATACCAAAGCCTGCACACTTAAAGTTACAACCAAATGTTCGAAGGAATACACTAGGTACACCCATGTATCGACCTTCGCCTTGAATGCTGTAAAACAGCTCTGCTATCTTGATTTTTGACATAATAATATTGTACTATAAATATTTAGATAATGCAAACAATCCTCGAAAATTTCTTTACCGAGCATCAAAATAAAAATTATCAAACGAAAATAAACAAAGAAGCTACTGCAGATTGGATTTTAAATAACAGTAGTATACCCTATTTACCTTTAAATTTAGAGTCAGTGTC